GTGGTTATCATGAGGTCGAGGTACAGTTTCAAGGACACACTTCACTCATCGTTCTATGCCACTATCCACTTCAATCCTGGAACAAAGACCGTTATGGTTCCTTCCACTTCCATGGTCATTGTCACGGGAATCAAGTTCGAGTTCCGTTAAAAAACATGCAGGACATTGGAGTCGATCTAAGTCCTAATCATGCGCCGTGGGGTAAGGATGAGATACTCACTAAGCTCACGATAGAAGCAAATGCCTAATGGAATTTCGTATCTCACTCGTTGAAGATAACGGCTATAAAACCCTGGCTGATGGCTGTCACGAGATTTGCTATCAGACCGGGGCTTGTTTTGAATGAGTTTATCCCGAAGTTGAGGGTTGTGCTATCGCAGTATTCTCATTCAGGAATGATAGACAAGAGACTTCTGCAACGAAGATGCTCGTGGAGTTGAGCAAGTGTCACCCCGCTCAGCTTGCATCGCTTGTTACACAACACAATGTAACATTTCCGAGGAAACTATTTGAAAAAAAGCTTGACTTCCAGTTTTTGGTTTGCTATACTATAGTCACAAAGTAAGCAAACCCAAGCAACGGTAGCACGTCATGACTATAGCACGTTTTGACCTATTTGCCGACGTTGACGGGTCCATGACCATCGAACAGTATAAGTTTGGCGACTTCGTTAAGGCTGAGGACGAAAACAGCAATGCAGTCCTCGAGAAATGGCAAATCACTTACCACAAGAGATATGTGTGATGCAGCAATTTACTCCCGAAACCATCTCAACGCTGTTTGACTTACCTGAAGAGACTGCGATCAAAATTATGGTCGAGGATGAGATCTTCTCACTGCAAAGCCCTTATTGGCTGATTGCTTGCGAGGCTCCTGACTCCCATGTATACCTGTTCACGCTTATCCAATGGGGCGTTAAGGAGTTCGCTTGCTGGCTTAGCAAGTATCCACAGGAGGACAAAGACTGCCAGGTTTTTGTGTCCTCTATCGACCGCGATAAGGGTTATCAATTAGTCGGGTTTACTGTAAGCCTCGGGACTACTCCTCCGCAAGTCATCTTCTACACGGAGTGAACATGAGCACACCAGCACCTATAGCCGTTAAAGTGAGCGATGGCTGGAAACCCGCATTTTGGGATCATTGGTATCGAGAGTATGTCATCGAAGTATGCTGGTGTCGTTCCACTAAGGAAGAGATTGAGGAAGACATTAGGGAAGGTCGAGTTTATGCCAATATGCCTTGTAAGTATGAGGGAAAGTGATTTGGGTGCCCCATCTCGAATCAACTATTGATGCGATGCTAATCCTGACGCCACTGACCAGAAATTGATTGAAAGGCTCAAGCGAATCGAACGCAACGTTACGATTGAGCGTGAGCAAAGACCCAAAGAAAAAGACTTAACTTCTAGCTGGAAGTCGGTTCTACTGCAATATATCAACAGGAGATTGTTATGCGCACCCTAGCTTCAATCCAAGTCGTTTCTCAGATCAATCCTCACCCTAACGCGGACGCTATCGAACTGGCTACTGTCCGTGGCTGGCAGGTTGTCGTAAAGAAGGGCGAATTCCAGCCTGGCGACTTCGCGGTATACTTCGAGATTGACTCTTACCTGCCAATCCGAGAAGAGTTTGAATTCTTGCGTAAGTCTTGCTTCCGCACCCACCCTGAACTGGGCGAGGGATTCCGTCTCCGCACCATTAAACTCCGTGGTGAGCTGTCTCAGGGACTGTTGTTGCCGATCAGCATTCTCGATCCGTTTAAAATTCACACAAACCAAAAAGTGCAATGCTTCGATTACCGCATTTGGGATCCGGTTATCGAGAAATGGTTGCAGCGCATTATTCCGCTCGAAGAAGGTGCAGACATAACCAAATTGCTCGGTGTACAGAAGTACGAGCCGTCAATTCCATCCCACCTCGCGGGTAATATCAAGGGTAACTTCCCGTCCTTTATCCGCAAGACTGATCAAGAGCGTGTCCAGAACTGCTGGCATCAAGTCAATTCGTTAAATATTGAAGAGGGCTGGTTTATCGAAGAAAAGCTCGATGGATCGTCATGCACCGTATACATCCGCTTCTTGCAAGATGTTGCCGAGGGTTACTACGAGATGGGTGTATGCAGTCGCAATCTTGAACTCAAGCTCGACGATAACGAAAATAACGCTTACATCCGTACGGTCACGCGAGATGGTTGGCTGACTGCTTTGCCACTGCTAAACAAGAACATCGCTATTCAAGCGGAGCTTTGTGGTCCAGGTATTCAGGGTAACAAGCTCAAACTCGATCAAACGGAGCTGTTTGTGTTTGACATCTGGTTAATCGATGAACAAAGACATGCCACTCGTGTAGAGCGCACAGAGATCGTATCCGACCTAATCAGGTTGGGTGCGAAGATAAAACAAGTACCGTATTTGGGCAATTCGCATCTTCCAAAGACACTAGAAGCTTGCTTGCTTATGGCAGAGGGTAAGAGCAAGATTAACCCCAAAGCAGAACGCGAGGGTATCGTGTTTAAGTCCTCCACTGTGATCGAAGGAGAAGTTCCTAGCTTTAAGGCAATTTCAAACCGATTCCTCCTGAAGTCGGAGGATTAAAACAAGGAGACGCTCATGTCCACAGAACCCAAAATCCTAACGGATATCGAAATGACGGCTTTTGTTATCCGCCACTCAAAAGGTGGAACTAAAGAGCACGATCAAATCAGAGACGATTGGTTAGATTTTACTGAGCAAGCGTTCCACGCAAAAAATGGTGACGGTATAAAGTTCATAGCTTCAGTCAACCATTGGTTAAAGCAACGTAAAGTGCCCGTTCATGTCATCGACTTCAACCTTATGGACGAAGAGATTAATGGCACTGACTGGACCATTGAGGTAATTGAGTAGAACAGGAGATAGATTATGAGTAATAATGAACAGAAAGAGCAGTTGGTGGCGTGGATTGAAATTTGGCATCCGCTGTCAAATACGAGGATCAGTACGATCAAAGAGTCCTGTGGTACGAAGGACGATGCTTTAGAGCAGTTCAACAATCTTCACAAGCTGATCAGTCAGTGGCAAACCGAGTATGAGGGTATCATCCTCGACACTGAAATTGGTATGCTGCGTTTGCCGAGCACGTTTATCGCAGAGTCGATTCTCCAAATTAAAGTAGGTTATGAGAAGATCGAGGAACAGGAATGATTATCCAAGGTTCAGATGTGAGGCAGTTTCTACCGCAGTTTTTAGAGCACTTTGAAGCCCTTACGTGTGATGATCGATATAACCGTTTCTTCCATACGATGTCACCTGAAGCAATCCGCGATTGGTTACTCAGTATCGAGGGACGCGGTAATGAAAAGCATCTCTTTATTGTTGTGATTGATGAGAGCGATGCCTATCTGCATGGTCGATTCGTGGGAATAGCGCAAATCGCTATTCATACTGATACAATGGACGGGGATGTGGCGGTGAGTGTTATTCCTGAATTCCAAAAAAGGGGTATTGGCACTCAGATGCTTCAGGAGTCCATCCGCATGGCAAGAGAAGCGAAACTTCACTCCCTGCATTTTAACTGCGAGATGCAGAATCATAAATGCCGTGACTTGTATACTAAAATGGGATTTATTTCTGCGTACAATCCTGCTGAATATTGTATATGCGGCACTTTGCAATTAGGAGAATGATATGAAAGAGTTAATTATAGCCATCTTGCTTGCTGTTATCATCCTATTCTTCGCACCCTATGTCGGTGTCTTCTTTGTGTATGTCATCCTGTTTGGTCTATTTGCAACTATCGGCATTATGACTGTTCGTTTAACCATTCAGGGTGTAAAAATTCTCAGACGCAACATCAAACAAGCAGAATAATTCGCAACACATGACCCCAGAGATCGACTGTTCTTCTGGGGTCGCTGACTTTTGAGGTTATGCTTATGACACTACAACAAGACGTGATTGCTGATTCACGTTATTCTAAGTATCTCGATTATGGGTTCGTTGGTCTGGTTGAAACAATGGGCGACGATTCGACCATAGCTCAATCCGCTAGAGTGAGTTACGGTCGGCAACGATGATAATCGTACAGTAAAAGAGAATACTCAGCTCATTCGATACATGATGAGACACCGACACACTTCTCCTTTCGAGATGGTCGAATTGAGGTTCCACCTTAAGATTCCCATCTTCGTGATGAGACAGCACATCAGACATCGAACAGCCTCTGTAAATGAGTACTCAGGTCGATACAGCGTGATGAGCAATGAGTTCTATCTGCCAGAAACGATTAGGATGCAAGGGCAGTCCACAAACAACAAGCAGATGAGCAGCGGGCAACTTGATTGGAACGTTGCAAATGACATCGACACTATTCTACGAGATATCTATGCTCACGCCTATCACAGTTATACCACATGCCTTGAGAAAGGTTTGTCGAAAGAGATTGCTCGAATTCAACTGCCCGTCGCAAATTACACTGAACTCTATTGGAAGATTGATCTCCACAACTTTCTGCACTATGCTGGACTTAGAGACGATCTTGATCATGCTCAGAATGAGATTGTTCAACTCGCTCAAATCATGTACAGTATGGTCAAAAAGGTAGTACCAATTACATGTCAAGCTTATGAGGATTATAGGAAGAATGCAATAACGTTTTCAGCTCTGGAATTGGAAGTTCTCGTTGAGCTATTTGATGAAGAGTTCTACAAAGAAGGAGCAGTATATGAGTTTCTGGAGGAGTGCCCATTCAGATTGCGTGGCAGGGAAGTAACAGAATTTAAACATAAAATACAATCGATCATAAGAGGTAGAAGCAATGACTGATGTGATGCCTGTGCATCACATCATTCCAGTTCACGCTCGGGGGAGATAATTCTCCCGAGAATATTGCACTCTTGACTTATGATATCTAATCGTATAAGCCATAAAGGAACTATTTGGATCAATGATGGAACGAAGAACAAACACCATTCGAAAGGTCAACCAATCCCAGAAGGATTTAAACGAGGAAAAATTACCTATGAATGAAACTAAAGAGCTTTCAAAATTTTCTCAGTATATTCATCTATCTCGTTACGCGAGATGGGACGATCAGAAAGCGCGAAGGGAGACATGGGAGGAGACGGTACGGGCGATACACTGCGTTCTTTAAGAAAAGATCAAGCCTGTTCCCTGAGGACGAGATCAAAGAAGCCATCCTCACACTCAAGGTAATGCCTAGTATGCGATGCTTGATGACAGCAGGAGCAGCGTTGGACAGAGACAACATCGCAGGGTACAACTGCTCCTACGTCGCAATCGATCATCCCAGAGCATTCGACGAGATCCTTTACATCCTGATGTGCGGTACAGGCGTGGGGTTTAGCGTGGAGAGGCAGTTCATTAACTCGCTCCCATTGATTAACGAAGATATGTATAGCGCAGAGACAATCATCCAAGTCCACGACAGTAGAATAGGATGGGCTACTGCATTCAGGCAGTTGATTGCTCTTCTGTACGCTGGACAGATTCCGCGTTGGGATCTAACAAAGCTCAGACCCAAAGGCGCAAGACTAAAGACATTTGGAGGTAGAGCCAGTGGTCCCGAGCCACTCAATCACCTCTTCCAGTTCTGTGTTGATGTGTTCAGGAAAGCAGCAGGCAGGAAACTCAACAGTCTCGAATGTCATGACATCGTTTGTAAGATTGCAGACATCGTGATTGTCGGTGGAGTGCGCCGCAGTGCGCTAATCTCTCTATCCAACCTATCGGACGATAGAATGCGAAACGCGAAGAATGGGCAGTGGTGGATCAGTAGCCCGCAAAGGGCACTGGCGAACAATTCAGTAGCCTACACCGAAAAACCAGAGATTGAGATCTTTCTGAAAGAGTGGCTTACTCTGATCGAAAGCAAGAGTGGTGAGCGTGGCATCTTCAATCGAGTGAGCGCAATCAAGAAGATTGCATCCACTGGTCGAAGGAAGGTTGACGGGTATCAATTCGGAACCAATCCTTGCGGTGAGATTTTGCTTAGATCAGCAGGGCTCTGCAATCTAAGCGAGGTGGTTATTAGACCTGAAGACACACTCGATGATCTCTTAAATAAAGTTAGGCTGGCGACGATTATTGGAACATTCCAAAGCACACTTACTGATTTTCGTTATCTTAGAAGCCTATGGAAGAAGAACTCCGAGGAAGAGCACTTGCTAGGCGTGAGTATGACGGGGATCATGGATCACCCTGTTTTGAGCCAGGTTGGGGAAGAGGCCGCAGAGTGGCTGAGAACGCTTAGGGCCTACAGCGTGGACGTGAACATCGAATGGGCAGCCAGGCTGGGCATAGAACCCAGCGCCGCTGTCACATGCGTCAAGCCTTCAGGAACGGTAGCAGAGTTAGTCGGGACATCGTCAGGCATTCATCCTCGCTTTGCGAAATACTATGTCAGAGCAGTAAGGAATGATTCAAAAGACCCATTGGCTCGTCTAATGGTAGACGCTGGCGTGCCTTATGAGCCTGATCAGACAAATCCAAGCAACATCCTAGTGTTCAGTTTCCCTAAGAAGAGTCCAAATACCAGCGTGATGAGAAATCATATTACAGCCGTGGAACAACTAGAGCATTATAGAATGGTTAGGCAGAACTGGTGTGAACACAACCCTTCTTGTTTTTCTGGTTCTGAAAGATTTATAACAATTAATGGACTAATGTTATTCTCTGATGCGGTTAATACGAAACAGATGGTTTTAACTCCTAATGGCTTTAAAGAAGCCACTATCCATTCTTTTGGAAGGCAGAAAATTTGGGAAATTGAACTTTTAAATCACAAGAAGAGAAAAGTGATTAGAACAACAGAGAACCATCTTTTTCCAGTAGCATATCCGCATCAAAGAGAGGCTAATTACAACACAAAGTTTATTGAAACTAAAAATCTTCCAATTGGAAAACAACTCGTCACCGTTGTTCCTCAAAATGAACCAAAAGCAACTCCGTTTTGGACTATTGAAGCCGTGAGAGAGACTGATCGCTATGAAGAAGTTTTTTGCGCTATAGAGCCAGAAACTCACCAGTTTGTCCTGGAAGGAAATATCTTAACTCACAATTGCACTATCTACGTTAAGCCTGATGAGTGGTTAGAGGTAGGTAGCTGGATCTACAAGAACTGGGATGATGTGGGCGGAGTATCATTTTTGCCATTCTCGGATCACGTATACCAGCAAGCACCATTCCAAGAAATTAACGAGGACGATTACAACAAGCTAGAGAACGAGTTCCCAGAGGTAGACTACCTGCAAATTTCTCAGTATGAGAAGGAAGACACTACAACATCTAGTCATGAATTGGCTTGCACGGGAAACTCTTGCTCATTTTCATAATCATAAATAGTGACAGGAGTGCCGTTAGGGCTCCTGATCAATCCAACTCGCTCAATAGAGGAGAACTATTATGAACGTATTAACCTCAATTACAGGAACACCACAGTTCCGTCAAATCGAAGACATGTTTAACGCTTTAGTCAACGATGACAGACGCCTATTTGGTAGTGCCGATCCCTATCCACCATACAATTCTTGGTTCGAATCGAACGGAAATTGCAAGATTGAGATGGCCGTCGCAGGCTTTACTAAAGAAGAGTTGACTGTTGATTTTGATGGCAAGGCTCTATCCGTTAAAGGTGAGAAATCTGCTGCCACATCCGATGACTTCGATGACAGTTCAAAAAGGACGTGGATAAAAAGAGGACTCACTCGTAGAACTTTCGTTCGCAGATTTGAAGTGAGAGGAACCTTCCTACTTGACTCCGCAGTTCTGAAGAATGGAATTCTTACCATAACGCTCAAGGATGACAACAAGAGGGTTAGTGCAACCATCCAGGAAGATTGATCTAATCTTTCCATTAAGAGGGGCTTAAAAGCCCCTTTTTCATATACGGCAGATAAAATATGAAAATTATATCTGATTTTGATGATTATTATGATCACTTTCAAGAAGTTAACTCCAGTGAAACCCCATCTATAATCTACATGAGAAGGACTCATTGTTTAGACTTATTCGTTTCGTTGAAAGTCCAAGAAGACTTAAATCTTGACCTAGATGGTATCCGCAGTATCTCGGATAAAGTTCTATACCCCACCTGGTCAATATCTCCTTTCATTATAGGAGCGAGTGGTCGATTCAATCGAGGGGTTAAGATTGTCCACAACGATCATGTGGACCACTCGTATACAATCACAGGAGCGTATCACATCTCTAGGAGAATGGGTATCGACATTACTCCTGAGATAACTGGAATGATAGATAAGCATTTTGAAAATCCTATCTTCGATAAGCCGTGCATCTTTAAAACGGTTGGGGCTCCAGTATTCATGATCACGTTTAACACTGTCGGTATTGCGAAGTTCATAGTCAATCCACGCCTTGCGGATTACTGCTATTTCAAAGCATGTAAGTCTGTTGAGATATACTCGAGGATAAAAGCATTCATCGACAACTTCCTAATCCCGTGCGATGCGGCTATGCCATATGCTAGGGTAACTCGTCGAACGCCACGTATCCTCGGGCTCAAAGCTTCGGGGTGGTCGTTACATGATGGGCTACCCAAAGGCTACTAGTGTCACATTTTCCGAGGAAAAATTTTCCAAAAATTGAAAAAAGCTTAACTTCCTGGAAATTTATGCTATACTACAAACAAGCAGGAGTAAGTAATTGTCACGTTACACTTAAACCAAGAGAAGTTGGTGATGATGTTGAGGTTCCCAGAATTGAACTGTGGGACGATGAGACCTAGGATTGGGTAAAGTCAGTTAACTACCTGAGAACTTTTGAGTGTTGGGGTGTAAGCGATTCCGTAATACCTAGGCTAAAGTGTGGAGTCAAGAAATGAGGTCGAGTGTTAAACGCGAAGTTCGCACCCCCAAGTACCGCATGAAGGTAGTAAAAACCCGTAAAGGGAAAGGGTCCTACAAGCGCACCCACTTACGGAATGAGGAGAGTAGAGATGGAAGACTGTTTTTATCGTCAGAGAGATAACCTTACAATGAACGTGCAAACTCTCCACCCATCCTAGCGCCGTCTGAAGGGTACTGTTCTGACGTATTACCAACAACGGACGACTCAGAAAGTCAAACAAGTGAGTAAAACGAAATGATAGCAACTCCTAGTTTCCCGAGTTCCTGAAGCATTCTATCGACACACAATTGGCTGTCCTGTATGAAATAGATAGTGCATTTTTATTGGTGAGATCTAACAAGTTATCGCTATCCTATAATGAGGCAACGCAATGAACAACCGAGATTTAGAGCACCTCCGCACCAACTCAATGATTCGATTCCGTACCGAGATCGTTGATGGCTATCCTATTGAGATCGTCTCCTACAGGATCAGCGACAAAGAACTGTGGGACGATCCTGCAGCGTTAGAGACTCGTGGCAACGTATACGATGTCCAAACCGGCGAATGTATCTGCGCCTGCTTTCCTAAGTTCTTTAACGTCGGGGAACGTACTGATACCCAACCTGATATCGTCAAGGACTCGTTTGTCGAGGTCTTCGAGAAGCGCGATGGAACAATGGTCACTCCTGTCAAAATTGATGAGAACGTTTACTGGAAGACCAAGAAGTCCTTCTTCAGCGAAGTTGCACTGCTTGCGCAATCGTTGGTTCCCGCTTATGTCAATTTAATGGTGAGTGGTTGTTTACCTCGTTACACTCCGATTTTCGAGTTTACTCATCCGGATAATCGAATCGTTCTGGACTACGGCAGCGAGCAGAACTTCACCCTACTCGCAATTCGTGATAACGATACGGGAGAGTTCTTACCATGGACTAAGGTGTTAAATTTTTCTAAAACATTCAATATCCCAGTCATTAAGAAGTATGAGAAGACTTGGGACGAACTGATGTACGATGTAGAGCACGTTGTTGGCATTGAAGGTTATGTTCTGGTTCTGAAAGATGGGCGCCGAGTCAAGCTCAAGACCAAATGGTACCTGGAGATGCACCGCACTATGACTAAGTTGTGCAAGCGCGATGTTGTGGAAGCCGTGCTGAACGAAACTGTTGATGATATGAAGTCTCTACTTACTTCGCAAGGCAAGGATTTGGCTCCCATCGAAGCGATTGAGAAGCAAGTGGTTGAGGAGATTGTGGTTCTGCGAGATCAGGTCGGGCATATCGTTTGGTCTAACTCAAATAAGTCAGTGAAGGAAGTTGCAATTGAAATGAAAGGACACCCGTTGTTCAGCCTGATTATGTCTGAGATCCGCGGCAAGGAAGCAAACTACTCTGATTATTGGAAGCGCAACCGTCTCCGAGACTTCTCGTTGCGTTGCATTTATAACACCAACTTTTAAGGTGACTACTATGAAATACCATAGGAAGATGTACGAATGAATAAACTGCTAGACGTAAGGGTAAACATGCATCTGCGGCGACCAGCATAGACCCGAGGTGATCGGCTTGTTCGATGAGATCAAGACGGATCACCTCATCTATGTCAAACGTTGTCGCGGGATGAATGAAGATTTCAAAAAAGGCGTGGGTGGCGTGTTAGTCAGTACCATGGATATATCAGGGTACAACCTACTGGCAATCGACAACGACCTTGCTTCATTCTATTATTTCAGCGCAACTAACCGCTATGGACCACATAAGATAGAACTCGCACTTGATGTTACGAAGGGAGATAAAGTCAAGTACTCGGGTCTTTGGTGCAACAATGCTGGGGCTATCAACTTTTGGTATCCAGAGGTCCTGGTTATGGATGCGCGCATAACATCCGACAGGACTGAGTTCTTCAAGTTGCTCCCGCCATCGGGTGGCATGGTTGCTCATAACGTCATTCTGATGTTAAAGGAAAGGAACTGGCGCGTTGGGTTGGTCAAGGGCTCGGATGGCTACGTCAACGTGGAACCACTGCTCCCCGATGGGACGCCCAAAAACGAACGTTGGGGTGCCAAGGTCCTGAAAATATTTTGAAAAAAGACTTGACTTCCAGGAAATTTATACTATACTATGGTCATAAAGCAAGCAAACAAGCAGGTGCAAGCAAAATGGCATCACTAAGCGTTCAAGCAATCGTCGAGCAGTATGCTCGGGCTACAGCTGCGAAGATGGAATCCTACGTCCAATCCCAGTATAACGTACCCGACTTCAAGCTTAAGGTGATCGTCTCCTACGGGAAGCGACGCCGGAGCAGCTGGGGCGGCATGAGGAATGGCAAGCCGTTTATCAACTTAGTGTGCAAGCGGTTTGCTGCGGCTTCTGAAGCGGGCGTGATGATGACTGAGACCGAATATGCGCATATCCGAAACGATCCAGTTATCGGGGAAATGAAGGATGTCCCGTGGGAAACAGCGCTTGCTGGGTTGATTGCACACGAGATTGCCCATGCTGTACAGTTCTTCCCGCTTACTAAGCGCTCTGCGATGGAAAAGCTTGGCGTAAAAGAACTTGATGGACACAGCTGCATCCTCAAAAATCATAACTGGTTTTGGCAGCGCATCTATGCCGACCTGCGCACCGAGTTCGTAAATGGGAAAGTTACGGTTACTTCTACTCCGATTGTCGTTACTCCACCGCCGTCGCGCCCTCAGCGTACCGTAAACAAGGGCTGGAAAGTCGTAAGACAGCAGAATGGCAAAGCCCGATTCTCGTTTTACTACACTACATCTGATGAGCTTATCGGTGTCCTATGCGTGACTCCCGATGGCTACTTCCGCTATTATCCCGACACCCAGAGCGTCAAGAAGCTCAACGTTAAGAACTTTAACGAAGCTCGTAAAATCGAGTTTGGTATCTAATTGGAGACTGCAATGAAAGATATCATCTTTAACGATCCTAACTGTATCTACAACCTAGCCTCGGGTCTCACCCACTATAGTGCTAATTGCGGCTTCGAGCATAGCAAGCGATGGGCGTTAGACTGGATCAAGGACTCGATGCCTGAAGAGTACGAGCGACTGAAGAACGCTAAGGACACTCAGTTCAGCAATCGTGGCTTCGTGTGTCGCATGATCAAGAACGGGCTCAAGGTCAGTCCCGAGCTAACGCTAAAACTGGTCGAGTTCTTTAAGAGCATCAATACGGATCCCAAAGTGGTCGAGAAGACTGAAGAATCGTGTAGCAAGAAAGTTGTTAGCCAGATCAATCAGACTATCTTTCAATTAGAAGATGTGGTTGATGCTATCCTCTCTGATAACGAGTCCAATGCGGTCACTGTCCCGGCAGACGCTAAGCAAGTCAAAGAAGCTATGGCGTGGATTGAAAAGGAAGCCATTGAGGCAGTCGAGCAGATTAACAAACATCAGGCAATCCTAGCTCAACTGGAGTCGGTATATGAGCGTTGCGGTGGTGTCAAAGCCAAGCTGGTTAAGCCTGCTGCTAAAACTTTAGTCAAGACAAAGCCTGCCTATGTTGATAAGGCAAAGGCTGTGAAGACGATGACTTACCAGAAAGAGGACAATGAGCTCAAGGTGACGAGCCTCAGTCCAGCTAAGTTGGTTGGCGCAAAGCAAGCGTTGCTCTACAACACGAAACGCCGTACCGTATGCGTATACATTGCAAAGCCGGGTCAGACGCTGTCTGTAAGCAGAAGCAGCATCAGAGGTGCAGACGAATCAAAGAGTTACGCCAAGATCGTCCGCAAACCTGCCGAGTTTTTTGCAGTCGCGAACAAGCTTGCGGCTGCTGAGCTGCTAAACTCGAAACCGAAGAACGTAGGAATGCACGTTTCCGATACAACGCTGATCGTTGAAGTTGCATAGCCGCATCAAGTGGGGCAGAATGCCCGTAACCTGTCAATTTGGAGTGTCCTATGATCCTCAAAATCATTAACCAACTCGCTGCAATGACTAGCCGCAAAGAAAAAGAGTATATCCTCAAAGAGCACAAAGACAACGAGTTGCTCAAGACAGTATTTTGGGCAACCTATAACCCTGATTTGACCTACTGGATTCAGAAGACCCCCGCATACACCAACACGGCGGTTGCCATGTCCTTAAAGACGGCTATCGAAAAGTTGCAAGCGCAAATTGCAACCCGCGCGGTGACGGGCAACGCGGCTGTCAATTTCTACCAAGCCCTGCTGTCCTCCCTCTCCGCAGATGATGCCGAAGTGCTACGACGCATCGTTATCCGCGACCTCCGTTGTGGCGTGAACATCCCCACCATAAATAAAATATGGAAGGGACTGATCCCCACCTATGAACTGATGCTGGCTGAGAGTGATCCGAAGCGCCTAGTATTCCCTTGCTATGTCCAGAAGAAATTTGATGGCTTACGTTGTCTTATTACCCGCACTCTGAACGATGAAATCATCCTGCGTACCCGCAATGGCAATCCGATTACCTCATTGAGTGTGATGGAGTCCTACCTGAAAGAAGTTGTTCAGCGTGGTGAGACTTGGGATGGTGAGTTGGTTTGTTATGCTAACGGCAAGCCATTGCCACGCAAGGTCAGCAACGGCATCCTTAACAAAGCAATCCGTGAAACTATCTTACCCTCTGAAGCGGCACTGGTTACCTTCCAATGCTGGGACATCGTTGATCAGACTCAGAAGATAACCTACGAGAACAGGCTAGATACACTCTACAGCCGATTCGTTAGCAAGCGTAATGCTAAAGTCTTTCCCGTTGAGACCGAAACGGTCAGAACGATAGGTGAGGTTGAGGCACTGTTTGAAAAGGCGCTGAAGGTTGGTGAAGAAGGAGTGATCGCTAAAAACAAGGATGCTGTGTGGCAACCGAAGCGTACTTTCGATCTCGTTAAGTTCAAAGCAGAAAAGACCGTTGATCTCCTGGTTGTGGGTTGGGAGGAAGGCACGGGTAAGAATGTCGGGCGCATGGGTGCGCTGGTGTGCGAGACGAGTGATAGTCTAGTCAGGGTTAACGTCGGCACGGGGTACAGTGATGCGCAACGTATCGAGTTCATGCAGAACAAGCCTATTGACCGAATTGTTGAGGTTATGTATAATGCGCGCATAACTAAGAAAGGTGGCGGTGTGGACAGCTTGTACCTTCCGCGCTTTATTAAGATTAGAGAAGATAAGTCTGAGGCGAACTCTTCCAAAGAGGTGAAATGACATGCGCTGTAACTTGATACATCCGTGGTTCCTTACTGACCAACACCTGAATGCTGAGAGACGTGAGCTAAGAATGATCCCGCCTCTGCTTGCAAAGCGCATAAAATCGGGCAAGCAGTCCACAGCCGATATTCCAAAACGATTCACGCTTGGTAGCGGTCACATGCTCTTCTGGCTTGACAAGTTTTTATATCTCGAATTCCGATATCAGTCTTTAACAAAAGAGATGCTATACCGAGGGTTTAATCCAAACACAGACATTACTTTGGATGTGTCGCTTGCAAAACAGCATGGTCTCTATAATGATTGGGAACCTGAGCTCGAAGATTACGACGTAATCATAACTCGCCTACGTGAGAGGATAGAGCAGAAGTTCAACTGGTACAAGTATTGTGGCAAGCCTATTAGCCGTGATTGGTACGACGTAACATATCTACTGCCTTACTACAAATGAGGTCATCAGATGGTTCAAAAAAGCACATTATTCCTAAGGAACATAACAGCAATCGATTACGCATGGCTTGACCCTGTCAGCGGTAAACCTAAGGGAGGCAGTCTACAGTTAAGCGCAATGGTCTCAGGACGAATAGACCCGCATGAAGCTGTCGTGGTAGATTTCAGTAAAATTAAGAAGAAGATCAAAGCGATTATTGACGATAATGAGCATGGCTTCGATCACAAGCTATGGGTGCCTGATAACTATAACACCGATCACCCACAAATCGAGGTTTACGAAGAGGCAGGTGAGATCGAGATTAGCACGGCTAACTTCAGCACTGTCTGCCCAACCAACGCCGTTAGGTTTGTCAATCTCGATAACATTACGGGTAGTATACAGCACCATCTTGAAACAGAACTTAGAGTCGCCTATCCCAACGTCGGTATTAAAGTTAAGGTAGAACTCAGCGAAGAGATGTGGATTCCTGAGTCCATGCGCAAGTGCGCTATGCCGTTCCGTTATGTTCACGGTCTCAAGAACAGCTCAAGCTGGGGATGCCAGAACATTAACCACGGGCATTTGAGTTGGTTGGCCGTGTGCAATAAGGATGGCAAAGGGTTATTCATTCCAACGAAGTTCTATATTAAGCTAAGGAGGGACTTAGAAGATGTCTACTTTGTCTGGGATGAGAACATTCTTACATTCTCTAAAACAGGAATACACATTGGTTACAAGTGTAAGCGTGGATATTTCGAGTGTGCCTATAAAGCAGATGCCAATATTAGAATCATCGACAAAGATACGACAGTCGAGAACTTGGCGCAGTGGTTTGTAACCAATTATCGAGACGATCTTATCACGGGGGAGTTGAAAGAAGCAGGGGCTCATTCAGTGTATGTGAGCGAAGGTCTCACAAAAGGCAGCTACCAAGAAATATGAGGTCATTATGAGAAAGAACCATGAAATTGCCATAAGGATCACCAATACTGAAAGGGGGTTCGTTGTCACTGTGACGGTGGAGAACAAAGAAACTCACAAGACGGCTGAGAAGAAAGATACGTTTTCTGAACTACCCAATGATTTTGAATCTCTTATTATCCGTGCAATTGAGGAGTGCGATAAATGAAAAAGGCTATCTTGGTTTTTCGGTTGTTCTGAAAAGACCATCACAGAGCAAGCCAAGATGTTGCAGATTCGTCGAGAAGACACCACAGGAATGTTATGGAAAATTGTATCTGAGAAGGAAGACCTAGAGCGCTTCGTTAAGACACACAACTATGACGCACTGTGCCTAACCGAATGGCTTGCGCCGATTAGAAACGATGTGATCGTAAACCTCCTCAGCAAGACAAAGAAAGAGATCGATAATAACTTTATCAGTGGCGTTATCGTGTGTGGGCAATTCGCACTCGATGAAGACGTTAGGAAAGTGTATGTAGATATTTTGACAGAACAGGGCTACGAGGTAGAGCTGTATCCAGTTGTTTCGTCCTGGGGTTCTCTACTTACAGACTGCCTTATCTACAGAACGTCTATCAAGCGCGCCCTCAAGAACTGGGTTTTGTTCACTAAGCAGTTCTCTCGACAGTATGCTCCGCCAGACACAGCTCAGACAAAAGCGGTAGTAGTCTCTCCAGAGATTGCAACCAGGAAGGACATTCCCGGGACGTTTGAACTTGTGGTTATGCTCGAAGCGTTGCAAGCGCAAGGCTATGCGATTTTAGTGATCGACCTATCGAAGGATACTGAGGGAATAAAAAAAGCATTCGAGACTATTGGGTTTCCTAAAGTTCAGGTAATCGAACCTCGTCATTCAGATGCGAAGATATCGCTCAGTGTTAAGCAAGATGTCTTTTGGACTGCGATTGCGAATTACTATGATGTTAAACTTGTGATCGAACACGATGCAGTATCCATTCCTAAATGGAGAGACATTGGGTTACCAGTAATCTCACTAACTAATATCTTTGATGTGGAGTATCTTATATGACCATTGTCAACTTACAAGCACCCGATAAGAATGAAGTGAAGATTTTGCCTTCGACCTATGAGGTACCAGAGTTGTATCAGAGTAAGCCTTTAGGGATTGGCTTCTCTCGGTTCACATAGGACTGGAAAAACGATCACTGCCATAGAAGTTGCTAAGAAGATGGGCGTTATTTACGTGAATGCCCATGTGAGCGCAACGAATATCTGGACTACCATCTCTCCTAGCGACAACATGACGTTTGGTGAAAGAATCCAAGTTCAGGAGTTCCTTCTCGATGAAATGGAGGCATTACTAGGAAGGACATCTAGTATGAATGGGTTTATTATCGACAGGACTCCTATCGACATTCTAGCGTACCTTCTCACAAACATCGATGGAACCACTAGCAGCATATTTGACTCTCGAGGACAATCATTTATCAATAGGTGTATTGATCTCAGTGCAAAGAACTTCACCCATTTTGTGGTTGTTTCGCCAGGTATTCCATTTGTAACAGACGTTGGTAAATCAGGCAAAGTGTATAACAGTGGCATGTATCAGGAGAGTCTAACCAATGTGATAATCGGCGCCTACTATCGCTATTTTGAAAGACTTCGATCTTTGATTAGAAAGACTTTGATTCTCGTCCCTGAAAGTGTCACTGATTTGACTGCAAGAGTTGACTTTATTGTAACAAGCCTAAAGGCATTCCAATAATGTTTTCGTTCTATGCTCTGTGTTTGATCTTCGTATCTGTTACTCTTGTGACGCTGTTGGTTGTTTGTCTTCTTCAGATACGAAAGAACACCAATCAAACGACTTCTTCTCACCGTGATAAGGAACAGCAAAATGCTTCTCAAGCAATAGTTGAGATAAGTCGCGCCCGTCAAAAAAGACTTCTGCGAGAATACGCCCGCCATACTTGTCCCAAGTGAGATTTTTCAGAGTGACGTGTTGAGTCATTTTAAGCTGTTCCTGAACAAAGGCTTTAGCCAGATTGGCTCGAGCCTTTTCGTTTGGACATTTAGAACGCTCCTCAGGAGTATCAACTCCCATGACACGGATAGAGACGTTGTGCAACGGATCCGGGAATCCTACGATTACGGCTTTGAGAGTATCTCCATCAATAACACCTACCACTCTTATTTCATTTTGGCACTGAGCTGATGAGATTGTTATCAAGGAAAGAAGCATACAGAATGCGATAAGTATTCGTTTCATCTTTGGTATTCCTTCTGACTTGAATGATTGCACGCTTTATGTTGTCGATACAGAAATTTTTGAACATCTGGCTCATCACAAAGTTGTTTCTGGGGAACCTATGTCCACTACAGCAAAGAAGACTCAAAAACCAACAGACAGTCCTCATAATAATACCCAGATTACGGAATTGCGGACTGGTCCAACCTTCAACAAAAGTGATGGTCTCTTTTCCTATCAAAATGTACGAATACCCGTATTTCATTGGTATCTCCTCACGTTCTCTTTAAACCATTTGCCATTGATTTGATCGTTATAGTAACGGTCATCATACAACACCTTTCGCAAGAACTGTTCTTCGATTTCTCTCCAGTTGGTCATTCCGAGGCTGGTGCAGAGATGGAGGATCTCTCTCCTGAATCTGTCAGGAGAGACTTTTCCCATTGCTTTGATTTCGGGATGGCTACTGTAATACGTCTTCCAATCGGACTCTACTCGTTGCCTGCGAGTCTTACCCTTGACTTTACGCATGTTCCAGATGTGCTTTTTACCCACATAGAGTCTACCATTCTCATTGTCGGTCAAGAGATAGACAAAACCAAAGTAGGGAGAAAGCATCTCGCTGGTTACTTCTTGCCCCTGATAAGTCCATGGGTTAGCGTAGTCAGCCATCAATAAATTACGATATTCGTTGTGTCATTCGTAGATTTCCATAACTTAAACGATAGAGTTACTGAGATATCTACGACTGCATTGTTGGCGGAATAGTTAAATGGTACTTCTGCGATTGCTAGAGGCCAAGCAGCGTATAGGGTAACACCATAAGTCTTGTTTCCTGCTCTGTCTAACTGCCATATTTTAACATCTTGAGTGTACTCTTCAAAGAAGTTTAGACTATTGTCGTTGAGATTGACAACAGCTGTTTGCCAGACATCAAAGAAGTGTCTTTGCCTATGGTACGCGGATGAATAGAACGAGAATGTAACAGGGTCATATTGCTGGCTATAGGGTACATTGAATGGAGCACTATGCTGAGTGAGTGGATAGACCATCAATGTTCTGGCAGGCATAGTGGCCGTATGGCAACTAATATCTACAGCACCATCGTTATTGAGTTCATTGCCTAGGGAAACAATTTGACCCATAGAACTCTCAAAATTCATCCAGCTTCCTGTTTCAGCTACTCCTGGTGGCATCATAAACGAGACCATATAACGATTTTGTCTCGCAAAACCTAACGGGAAGTGCCCTAGGTATTCTGATACATTCTTTACTTCTGACATTATACTTCTCCTAGTAGGGCGAGCCTTTCTGAAACTGTTGAACTGGTAGTGCAGCTACATTCTCCCACTCTTCGTGATTGACCTTTACTAAGCGTGATTTTAGATGCGTCTTCAAATATCGCTTGACACAGGGTTTGAATAGGTCAGAATGAGCTGCGGCTTTGATTACAGAGTACGACAAGTTCATATACTGTCTAGTAGTCTTCTTAGTCTTGTGCTTTTGCAAGAATGCGAGCAACTTCAATCTTTCAGTTATTGGAAGATAGTGAAGATTAAGACCTATGAATGAGTCAGCCTCTACTCCAAATGGAATGACTAATGGGAACTTGTCCCAATACGGTAGCTTGTCTGCGTATTTAGGGGAGTAAAAGAAAAAAAAGAGTCCGACCTATAAATGGATCTCTAACGGGATTGAATGTGTTGTATTTGAAATCAGATGCAGCCTTCTTGATTTCTCTAAAAAACCACATCAACCCCGCTTTGTTCTCTTTTGATCTTGGTGCTCTAGCCATGTGTGCCACCTCTTTTCCAACTATCAAGTATATAATAATTCTTGGGGATTCTTTTATTTGTTACACCATCAGTAATTCATCTAGTATTACTAACTTTTAACAATTTTCCCTGCCTTTTCTCATCGGTCCATGATCTTTTGACGATATTAAAGTATCTTATCCACCGATCATCGGGATGGCCGTTACAAGCATAACGAACTCCAGTAGTACCATCTATCGAGGGGTTCCATCCGATGAGATAGGTGAAGGGTGTATCGTTCATTTCGCTGTAATACCAAGTGAATACTCATCTAATAAAACAAACTCAAATCCTGTTCTAGCAGCGTACTCTTTTGCCGCTGCCCATTTATCCTGGTTTCTCTTCCACGTTATAGTTTCTTCTCTGAGTGTGTCTCTCTTTCTGCTTTTAGGTGGAAGGATCTGAGCTCTCGGTTTAATCTCTATTAGAAGTCTTTTATCTTGTCCTTCTTTGTTCTTAACTAAAACCCAAAAGTCTGGGAAGTATCGTTTAACTCTTCCATCCATGGTGCTATAGTACGGAATGGCTTTGATTTCAGAACCCCACTTCAGAACGTTTGGGTTGGTGTCGCACCAGCAAGCGAACTTGCTCTCCCAAGAGCTTCTCATCACTATGTTGCGAATATCTCCTACATATTTCTGTGGGTTGTTGGGTTTGAATCGCACAGGTTCTGGGTATCTTTTCATCATATCTCCCCGTATAAGTATATTTGGTATTTATTCCAGTTTGAGGACTATTAGATGGTAAACGAAGTATATTATCCAGAACTTCTAACAAACAAGGAAGCGTTTCCTGCAAATGTCATGTTTACTTTTTATGAGCGTACTAGCACGACATCTAGCTCTGCTCAGGATATCATTCATCTTTACATGCCAGAAAATTTTGGACAGCCAAGTACGGTATCGTGGGACAATTCTTTTAGAGGTGGGCAAGCTGTTTTAGGTGCAGCGTCGGCTGGCGCGACTGCGATTGGTGACGCAATGTCTAAAGTAGGTGGCAGGTTTGCAGGTGTATCAAGCTGGGTATCGACAATAGCAGGAGCCGTTGGCAAGTACACTGCACCCGCGTCTGATTTGGCTCAACTCAAAGCGGGAATGACATTGAACCCGTATCTTACTCAGATGTTCAGAGGCGTAGATTTAAGAAATTTCCAATTCACTTTCCGTCTCACTCCGTTTTCAGAAAGTGATTGCGATAAGATTTACAATATCATTAAGATCTTTCGCAAGTGGTCTCTACCATCTGGTCCAGAAGGTGGAGCATCTTCTATCTATCTCAATTATCCAGGAGAAGTAGAGGTTCAGTATCAATGGGGAGCTGATGGAGAGAATCCTTACTTGCATCGTTTCAAACGATCGGTTATCACTGAGTTGACTATAGATTACACGGGTACTGGAATGTGGACCATGCTACGAAATGGATTCCCAACAGAGACCATTTTAACAGTGAGCTTTGGTGAGATTGAGATCGTTGTTCGTGAAGATGTCGAAAACGGATTTTAAGGAGAGCTAGTATGGCATTTTTCTTTAAAAAATTCCCTAAAACTGATTACGCATTCGTAAATGACCCCAAGTCGAAGAAGACGGTCACAAATATCCTTACGGCATTCTTTCTAAGGAAGATGGGCGTTAACCGTGTGATGATGTATGAGTCTTATACTGTTAAAGACAACGATTCTCCAGAAACTTTGAGTAACCTCTTTTATAAGTCTCCACTTCATTACTGGGCTATCCTCGTTATAAACGATATCATAGACCCCTTTACTGAGTGGGCTATGCCCTCAGATCTTCTCGAAAAGTATACCATAAAGAAGTATAAAGATGGCAGGAGATTAAAAAAGGTTGACGGTACGTTCTATCAAATTCCATTCAGCGATGGGTTGGGTGGTATACATCACTTTATAAACATCCAAACTGGCAGGCAATGCGATGAGTACGAAGACGCCTACTATAGAGAACTGTATGCCGAAAACCCAGCAAATCTTGGTAACAATATCGTCCCAGTGTCCAATATAGCGTATGAGAGTGAAATCAACCTCAAGAAGAGGCAAGTGTTTCTCGTCAATCGTATGCACATCACATCATTTGAAGAAGACTTCAGGAAGATGTTATCTGGGAGAGCGAATACATGAGAGTTGAGAACTCTGGATTTCATGGTGACGTTAAATCTATAACCCTTACTTGTGATGGAAAGGATATAACAACGTTCTTTTCATCGATTACAATCTATCAAGACATTTTTACTCCTTGTTGGAGTGCAGTTATAACGATAGAAGATTCAGCTAACATCATAATGAGTGTACCCATTCGTCCTGGCAGTGTTATAGAGGTTTCAGTAGAGACTAGCACAGAAAGCATTCTTGATGGACAGAAGTCGTATCAGTTCATTATCTATAAGATTGGCGATAAAGTGTTCAAAGGACAGATGCACTCGCAATATTCGTTATATTGCGCGTCAAAAGGTTTCCTCACCAATCAAACGGTGAGGATTCAGAAGACGTATACTAACATGAAGCCAGAAGCTGCCGTGTCTAATATCTGTAGTGAGTTCTTAGGTGGTTCTCTAAGCAAACAAGACTCAAGCGATGTCAACTATCATGTCATTGTACCAAACTGGACTCCATACGTTGCTGGTTGGTGGTACGCCAAACTTGCACTCAAGAACAACGCAAGCGACTTTATCTTTTTTATGAATGACTTTGACCAATACTCATTTAGGAGTATCGAAGAGCTCTACAAGAATGAAAAGAGTGGAGTCACGTTTAAGCAAAAACCCGCTAACTTCAGAGAAGAAGGCAATTTCGTTGATGATTACAGCATAATGATTGCCAAGTATCACACCTTCCACTATGACGGCATGGGCAACTTGGCAACAGGTTACTATAAGACTAAACTGCTATCTTATGATGTCATCAACAAGAAATGGGAAAGTAAATCGTTCAGCTTTGGCGATGACATACCTGAAGATAAAGAGAAGAAGCCATGGGATGTCTATGATCAAGCCGAGAACGCGAATGTGTCGTTTCTCCCCAAGCATCCAGGACTCCACAGCAACCCCACCATAGACGATCAAGTCACAAATTGGCACGTCAGCAGAAAGTCTAACCTCATGAAGTTAGAGCAAGACAAACTACAAATCCAGTTACCTGGTGGTGCAAAGGCGTGGGAGTATCTAGGAAAGAACTGCGAAGTAGAACTGCCTAGCCATCAGGATCAGGTAGAAGAAGATGTGTATGATAAGTATTTCAAAGGAACCTATCTTATATCGCACATCTGTCACATTTTAACTCAAGACCATTATACGCTCAATATGGAACTGTTAAAGAAACGCCTATCCGAAAAAATGGAAAACCAAAATAGATGAGCTATAGGGTAAATTTAGATAGATGGTATTATGGAACAAGGTTTGCTTAAAAAGAGGTATGATAAATGATGACATCACCACATACTATTATTTCTGATTTTAACAAAGTAAGATCGATATATGTAACAGAGACTGAAGATGTCAAGATGAGAAGAGAATCATGGCAAAAGCTAGTCAAAGAGGATGGGTTGAAGGGGTTTTTTGGCAACTCTAAATCACCACCAGCCACAGGGATTGTTTTCGATTACAATACAAAAGAAGTTTAGAAGGATGTCATTTCACTGCTCAGCAATCAGAAAGGGTAATACACTATGTCAGTAATCAATCATCCTATGAACACCAATGCCTTTTCGATGGGGCAATTTGTTTGGTGGTATGGTGTAGTAGAAGACAGGATGGATCCTGAAATGCTCGGGCGCTTGCGCGTGCGCGTATACGGCTATCATACTGAAGAGAAAGACAAAATCAAGACAGAAGACTTGATGTGGGCTGCAGTCGTAGAGCCCATCTCATCTTCGTTTTTTGGAGGCATTGGTGTCAGTCCTACTGGAATCGTAGAGGGGACAACTGTTATTGGCTTCTTCCTAGATGGGCATAACGCGCAGAACCCCGTGATCCTAGGTACGATTGGAGGTAGACCTAGTGAGAAATCTCAAGACAAAGGATTCAACGATCCTAATGGTATCTACACTAGATATGACATTGGAGAGCAAGACACCAACCGTTTGGCAAGAAACGAGAAGATAGATAAGACTCCTGTTAAATGGCGTAAAGACAGAGTCGATACGGCATCGAAAGCTTTTGGTGGGCAATGGAAGGAGCCACCGACTCCCTATGCGGCGCAGTATCCATTCAACCACGTTAGAGAGAGCGAACCCAAGCCGAAGAGCGATGTAAGCAGCGAGTCCCCACCAGGCAACTGCGGACACTTCGAGGAATTCGATGACACGCCGGGAGCAGAGAGATACTACCTTCAACACAAGATAGGCACATTCACTGAGATACACCCCAATGGCTTAGAGGTCCATAGAGTTCTCCACGACAGGCATGTGATCATCGAGAAAGACGAGCATCTTCATGTCTGGGGGAATGGCATGTGTACCATTGACGGAGATAATCATCTCTTGATTAAGGGTAACTCTTTCATTGAAGTTTATGGTAACTGTAAAGAATACATTCATGGCAACTACGAGCTTCATGTTGGTGGAAACTACGACATTCAGGTTGACGGTCACATGTATGCCAACTCTAACGTACACATGAAGTTTACTGCACCGAGAATCGATTTAAACCCTTAGATTTAAATCGATATCATGATAGAGTTAAACCCTTAAAACCATAAATAAAGATATCGTTCTAATGGAGAGAGACGATTATGAAACCATACGTAAAGGCTTTTGATTGGACTTGTACGTATATCAAAACAAGACGTAGACAACGACATTTAAGGTGATTTAAATGCATTCATTCTTTGAATATATTAAGGATAAATGGGTGGCTGACACCGTTAAGAAAGATTTGTCTTTCTCCATCTATAAAAATCCGTCCTCTAAGGATTTGGTCGTTTTATGATAAAGTCATTCGCAAATTTTATCTCAGAAGACTTTAATAGCCATGGTGCCCAGCAGTTCCTCATCCCCGTATCGACAGTTTTAAAAGGGGGTGGACCTAAAGGAGCATCGAGCGCACAAACCATCATGATGTTCTACGAACATGTTGCTGGGTCTTCTTTTAATCTGACGAGATATGCAAAGTCTTTCTTAGCGTCGGATGTGTCGGCTATCATGAAAGCCCCATCTAATGACTATAGAGTTTTGATTTATCATACACCAGAAGGGAGTCATATTTTTGTTTGGTATGCTTCGATACAGCACACGCAGATGACCAAATCTTTAGATGCCAATAAAGGCATGAAGAAGTATCCTTCCAACATCAAGTATCAATACCTTTACAATGAGTCTCAAATGTTTATGGAAGGAGACTTGATCGGTCCTGCATGGTGTTTTCCGTTTATTATTTGGCAGGGATCTATCGTTTCTAATTTAATGCCCGAGGCATTGACTGTTCTCAATAAAGCGAAAGATGTTAAATCAACCTTTCAACTTTCAAACGCGCAGTGGGATGCGATCTTGAAGAAGCAGGAATTCCGCCTATAGAAATTAGCATACGATCTCTAAGTTAAAAGATTTAGGGACATAACCATAAACCAAAGTGCCGCAATCCCAAATTCGATCATAACCGTTGATAACCATATTATCCCATTCCGAAAGCGAAGGATTAAAGTATTCTAACTTCTTTTCTAGAAGATGTTTTTGGAATGCAGTTCTGTGATAGAGGGTTCGATAATCACGAGTATAACGATAAGATGGTGCAGAACAATGCAGTAATGACCAACCGGACACCTCATAAACTACTCCTTTACTGTACCTGCGATCCGCATAAGAAACCAAAGAACAACCGATCGCCGTAACGAACGAATCATTTTAGAAAACCCTCCTCGAACTTGAAACCTTCGACGAGTGCAGAAACGAATGATTTCGAGATCGAAATTTCGAGAATAACGAGGTTTTGCAGCAATGAGACAAGAGACCAGTTCATTTTTATAGAATAGCCCCTTCTTAATCGAACCCTTCTCATAGCCCTGAATATGATTCTCGTTTAAAAAATCGATTGCAGTTTGATTATCGATATCTAATATCTTGCATTGTCGTCCGGAAATTTTTTGAACCGATTCGTGTTTCAAATGGTAAAGTATCATAGATGAAACGAGATCGTATTTGTCTTCGATCTCCTTATCGGTAAATTGCAATAACGTAATCATTCGTTTATCGCACATTTCGATCTTTCCGAATATGATAGTTTCGCCCTTTACCACCCGCGAGTTCGGAGTGATGATAGATACCGTTGATCTCGATAGCGAGAGAATGAGAAGGAATATAGAAATCGAGTTCGAGTGGTTGTATTTGCTCTCTGTCATTCCTTTTAAAAACGACTCCTATCTCCAGTAAGAGATCTCTTATCTTGATTTCCGGTTTTGAAAGTCTTTTGGTTTTGAGAGTGTGATACGTATCGAGTCTGTCACCAAAATACTTTATAGATGAGTTAGCGATTCCTAACTCAACCGCAAGTTCATTAACAGATTTATTACAACGACTTTTCCACCAATCTAAAGAACGAAGACATTTGAGTTTTTCGAGAGTGAGACCCGCACTCTCCATTCTTCCGAACAGCAAATTTTGTTGAGATAGCGAAATCTTATCTCCGACACCCGGTATTCGAGAAGGCGTTTCTACTCCATATCGAGACAGAAGTACTCGTTTTATCTTACCTTCCTCATTGGTTTTAGTCATCGTTTTAGACGACGATTCTCTCGCCGTATCCCAACAAGAGCATTGAAAGCGAGGTAAGTGACAAGTCTTTATGTAGCCTTTTTCAAAAGAATGAAATGTTCTTCTTTCATTTCCTGCTGAACATAAAGGATATTGATAAAGTTCGTGATAGATATGCCATGCTCGTTGTGCATCAGGAGAATCGCTATGAAGAAATTGAGTTTTTTCTTTACATAAATAGCGTAGAGATTCGTTGGATTTTGAACGAAACATGTTATGCGAAAACTTTTCATCTTTAAAAGATTGCTGTATTAAGATTTCTTTTAGGTTCATCGATTTCCTCGAATTTAATAAGTATCTAATCGGCATCACCATCTAAATTTATTACGGAGAAAAACTATGCCATCAGCAACGACATCTAACTATTTACACGATTCTCAGATGAATTATCTTTTGAAGAACACAGCCTGGACAGCTCCATCGAGCCTATGGGTTGCGCTTTTCACCACTGTTCCTGCACTTGATGCGACTGGTGGTGTTGAGGTAAGCACATCTGGAACCAACTACGGGCGTATTCAAATCTTAGCGACTAACGGCTGGCAAGGTCCTAGTGGTGCTAACCGCGAATATAGCAACATTTCTGATTTAACGTTCAACGTTCCTACAGCTAACTGGGGAACGATTCAAGGCGCAGGTCTTTATGACGCACAGACATCAGGTAACCTCTACTATGTCGCGTATCTAACAACGCCTAAGACGGTTAACAATGGGGACGGCGCACCTAAGATTCTAGCCGGTCAGCTTAGAATCACTCGTGCAACTTGCTAATCGGAGGAGAGTAAACAATGAAACTTCAATCATTCCAAGATTTTTTAGAAGAACAAGTTATCAATGAAACGGTGTCGATCAGTGATGCAGGTTATCAGAGAACGCATGGTAAGAAGCCTAGTGGAACAGGAAACTGGATGTTCTCCAAGCATAAAAACCACGACGTCTCGAGCCATCCGATGGATGATCTATTCCAGCATAACGGAACTTATTCCACGGCCAAGAAGGCGGCGGTAAAGCACTTTGAAGCGAAAGGACATACCGGAATCATTCACACGCAATCATAGGACAACGCTATAGATGTCGTAGAAATACAAGTATACTCTAAAGAAATAGACAGAATGTCCAGAGATGGGACCAGAGCACGACTGCATGAAGAGCTTTCGATGTGACTCAGCAAGACGCTTGTTTGAAGAAGATCGTATTTACTGTGCTGAATAACGAGATCCTAACGGACGAATCTATTCCGGTGGTTAGAGCTGCTCTTGCGACTCTCTAATAGTTGCACTTCTTATGTCTTGAAAACCTCCTTGACCGGAGGTTTTCTTATGTCTGAAAGATAGATAAATAAATGAAGACTTTTACATTAAGAGGACATTATAATGGCGGGATTCAAGCAAACTCAGATAGATGACAATGCCGTTTCTCTCTGGACATTCGATGGTGACGCTTACGATCCAATCACCCGAAAGTTAATGGTTGCAACGGGTGAGCCTAGAATCATTATAGATGAAATTGACAATCTCAATCCAGCGATTCTGCATAGCGACCATGAGCAACACCTTGGATATCGCTTAGGTATGGGCAGCCTAGTCTCATATGAACAAGAAGATCAGCATTCATGTACATTCGCTTATTATGGACATAACCCAGCTCACCCTAATGGCTACGCTAAGTCTTATCTAGAAATCCCGCACACATCGTCATACTCGTTTCCTCATTCTGGTAGCTTTACGATTGAGTTCTTATTCAATATAGCAAATTGTGCGAATGGAACATTTCCTATGTTTGTGAAATCGGGGGTTATAGATATATCGTATGTACAGACATCTGTTTCATCATACCTAAAAGTTGTCCATCCTGGTGGAACTGCTTCAATAGGAACTTTCATATCTGACAACACCTTTGTAGGTGGTTCATGGTTCAATAGGAAGATACACCTAGCAGTGACTTGGTTGGTAGAATCGACAGCGGAGAATAGCTATAGGGGGATTGCAACAGTTTACGCCAACTCGCGCATCATTTCAGAACAGATATACACCTACACCGATACCTTCCCTAATACCAATGTCGCAACTCCTATCACGATCTGCGGAACCAGCACGGCGTATTGGATATCTGCGATACAAATGGATCAAATAGCAGTGTACGACAAAGCTCTTTCAGCAGACCAAATCACGAAGCATGTTTCCAAAGTCTATTTTTATGATGAGTATCTAAAGAATAATTTTGCTACTAACATTTGGCCTTTTAGCGATGTAGATAGTCTAATTTACTTTAAGATTGTACCATACCTTGGAAACTTCTATGGAGATTACATCGGTGGTAGAACTCGTATTGAGAGAGCCGTTGCTGGTCCACCAGGCATTCAAGGAGCAACCGCTGCGACATTTTTTAATCACGGACAGGCCGCGTTCATATTGCAAAATGCATATAAAACCTATCAACCTCGATCTGCTTCTCAGTATACCTACGAGTGGTGGTTTAAAACTTCTGAGATAAACCGTGGCGTGTTATTTGCCTTCCAGTCTTTAACGCACCCATTTAATGGACCCCTTGTTCAAATCAATATGAGGGATAATCAATATTATGTAGGGTGTATCCAATTCACAGAAGCAGACTACGATGTTGTTCTGAACTCTCGTTTCTTGAATGACGCAGGTAACAGGTTCTTATTCAATGATGGACAGTGGCATCATATTGCTATCACCAGAGACGATGAAGGTATCGTATGCCTTTGGTTAGATGGCTTGCTCCATGCTTCTCACACCCTTGCAGTAAAGACTATTGATCAACCTGGACAGATAGTGATGATGAATAGTATGCCCCGGACACCTATCAGTCAATGGGTCATTGAGTTACCTGGCGTATTATGATTTTGCTTTACAGAGGCACCAAATCTATAGCCACGCAAACTATTCCATCACCTACAAGATAAGAGGTATCGTTACACTACTAGGCGTACCCTATCGAGCAAAGTTGCGCTTCTACTCATCATACACCGGTGAATTGATTAAAGAGATGGAAAGTGATCCAAATACGGGTGAGTATGAAGCATCGTTCTACAATAACTCCTATGTTGATATCTTGGTGTTTGACCCTAACGATTTAAGCGTGCGTTATAGAGCATACGGTCCTGTGTCACCAAGTGAGTTTGATGACTTGCCTATTAACATTTAAAGGAACAGAGTGTGATCTCTTACAGTGACTATATTTTAGCTAATCGCCCTTGGGCTTATTGGCCCCTAAACGATCCTAAACTCGATATTTATAACGAGACCCGTTTGCTGATGGATATTACTGGTAATGAGAGACATCTGTCTTTGAGTAACCACCTAATAGCTGGGTACACAAAGGCACTGCCGTTTTTTGATTCTGTTCCTATTCGTGGTATCAGAGCGGGTCACGTAGATGCAGATAGCGTCATGCCTATGTGTTATGAAAATCCATCAAAGATCTGGTTAGCATCGGGGGATCACCTTAACGATGTTTCTCCCGAACGCACAACGGTTTCTCATAAAAAATGGGAGTGGCGAATCCGTAGCGAGTTTCTAATGTCGACAGTTCCTATAGCTATGACAAATGGTAAATGCGTTCCTATGATGTATCCTATTATAATGGTAGGGGGCGTATCGTTATGGATGCGTACCATCTGGTATATGCCGTGTTCAAATTCAAACTGTGGTTGTGTCTCAGGTGCATCTAATTTGATTCTTGCAAGTAATGCACGCACCCACTGCTACAATATATCCGGCAATATCACGATAAAGGCTTCCAGTCTCCCGTTATATTGGTTTCCTTACTTTATTAATTATGAAGGTGAAATTGTTCAAACAGGAAGGGATACCTACGCAGGACCACTCTATGATTCTAAGGGCACTGGAATGTTTATCAAAGATCGACGAGTTATCATTGACTTCACCTACATCAATAATAAGACTCTTATAGTATCAGCAATCATCGATGATGGTGTCAATGCATACTCTATCATTGATACAACCCTAGTCTTACCAGAAGAACCACACTTTGACTATTGGGGTCAAGCTTGCTATACATCTTTTTTTAATGAAACTTTTTTGAGCAGCCTTTCGATATATGGTGGTCCAATTATCAGTAACCTATCGGTATACTATAACAATACTTTCCCATTGACATACGACTATCTTGCTCGTTCTTGGCAAGCACTCAAAACCACATACCAGCCAGAGTCCGATAGCAATATAGGACAGCTATCAGACAACGTCAACACGTCTCGAATTGTAAATATTCACCCTAACAGTATGCTTGCACAGTTTGACACCGTCTTATGCAGGGGAACAAGCCATCGACTTATCACTAACCTAACAGCCACAAATAACAATGGACAAAGCGTCATACGTTTGATGTTGCCGCATAGTTTTGTACTGACAGAAGAGTTGCCACTCCATGACTTCATAATAGGAGACTTGATCTCTCTTCAAGGTAGTTCACAAAACCTCAATGGAATTTGGAGAATCGAGGCTATCGACACGTCATCAGTATCATTCTCATTGCCGGGGTCATTCAATAATGAGACAGGATTACTGTTGGTTAAACGACCTCCAATTGGTGGCGGTGCTTGGGAAAAGACGCAAAACGAAAGTCAAATCTATTACAAGAGCTCAACATCTCAGATAGAAACAGCAATTTTGGTAGATGACATCAGCAAGAGTAGCTCTATGCTACGAATTCTAGATACAACGACAATGGCTCAATCCAATGCGTTGTTCTTGAAAAGGAATCTTAAAAGACCGTCTCATCATTATCAAGCTGACACTAGACAAACAAGACCGGAGTGGACCATCATCGGTGATGATAAACGTTTCTTTTTCGCTATCGCGTACAAGCAAAATCCTAAAGACCACACTCATCTCATTGTTTTTGGAGAGATCAAAGATTGGTTGACTGATGAGTGGAGAACTATGCTTGTAGGTTACGTGAATGAAACAATTGGCAACGTGGGGACTAACGCATTGTTTGCCTATCCAGAATGGTCAATCCTTGAATCGGGGCACTTGTTATGTCAGTCTAAAAAGACAATTGATTCTAGCGATGCTGTTTGGATTAGCTCAGATGTCGATGGAGATTACACGTATCTCAGGGGAACCCATGACTGCGGTCTTAGAATATATCCTATTCCAATCCCTTACTTGACATTCTAGGACTTGATATGATATGCTTCTCAGATTTCATCCTTTCTCGTAAGCCATGGTCTTATTGTCGCCTCAATGAGCCCACGGGGCATTTCATCTACTGCGATATCAGCGGCAACAGCAATCACCTCTTTCCCAAGATAGTTGAGGGAGAATATGTCTCAGCAGCATCTAATCAACATACCATCTCGTTTGGTGGAGAGCCAGGAGCACTTGCTATTCAGCCGTTGATAGGTAATCAGGTTCTGAGCTTAAATCAGGTAGATATGACTATACCTGACACTGCACTCCATTTCATTGTCCCAGAGTTTAAGAGCGATACGATTTTCTATCGCAATCATCGAAAGAAGATACAAAACCCATTGAAGGTTCGAGAGATGTGGGTGGATGTGCTCATTGACCCCCATCCAACGGACCATAGGGCATTGATAGAACCCATACTCCCACCACTGGCTGCGGTTACTGGAGAAGGGGCTTATGCCGATAGAGTTGTATTCGATCTGGATTGGGGCTTTGCTGGATTCTATGGTGGTGGACGAGAATACGCCAGCATGTCCATTAAACCTATCATAAGCAGGATGTATGAGACATTCATGATCTTTGGACCTATGATCTTTACAGCCGTGTCTGCAATTCACCTTGATTACGATGGGACTGTCTCGCATTCGCTTACTCTGAAGTTGTTCTTCCGTTATGTTGGGACAGACTCGGAAGCCATGCTGTATGAAGTCTGGACACGAACTCTCATCACTTCAGATGAATCTCTAGACCCAGCACAGCCATTCTCAGAGGGAATGCACCGTTTCACATTCGGCGTAGAGCTGCTCACTACCAAGTCGATAGTCTTTAGAATCTCTATTGACGGACAGCCCGCTACGCAATCAAACATTACGTTCAACGAGTACGATGATTCGTTTTTTGAGTTGGCTGACCACTCAGTTTACTCTAAAGCAGCAATCTTCAACCAAATGAAGTTTGCAAATCTAGCCGTGTTTTATAACTCGCCATTCCCTACAAATTTATGGCTTGCTGCCAGTCAAATCGTTCTAAGCAACAATCAAACGGGTGCAGTATCCGAAGATATGTCTATCCTCAATGAGATTCCAACGATTAACGCTTTGTCGGGTACTCTGTTAGCTGCCTTAGACACCTGCTTGCTGATAGGCAATCAGCATCTACCAATTATCTCGGCCGGACTATCGGGTGCGACTATGACTCTCCATGTTTCCACAAACGCAGGTGCATACTCTCCCGCGGGATTACCTGCCCTGAATAGTTATGTTCTAATCAACGATAACACACAAGGAGCAATCAATGGAGTCTGGAGGGTCATTGGAAAGACGCAGTCTACTCTTACTTTGTCACCTTCTTCTACAACCCTGCTGGCGGGTGTTGTTAGATTCGGAGGAGTAGATCACCAAGCCACGGGGATTAGGATAACAAGTCAATCGACTCTTACTCTGACACTGCCACCCAATCATGAATTTAACTTTGGTGACTTGGTAAGCGTCGGACAGTTCTCGTCTACTCTATTACCTCACCGCTGGAAAGTGACCGCTTCTGATGTTGACGGCTTCACTCTGACGATAGAAAACGCTCCCACGAATATCGTACTCAATAGCAGCGCAATCATAAAGAAGACGCCAATCGGTGGAGGTACTGGCTGGACTAAAACATACAGAACTGGAGAAGCAGATTACCTCTGCACAATTTTAAACTGTGTTCCTAAGAAGATGGTCGTAGATGATACTCAGGTAGGATTTGCAAAGATACGACTATCTAATATAGCTGGAACAGGACTGAGCGAACCCGTATATTTTACTCGTTTCATCAAGAACTCAATCAATAAAGATCCATTGAGGATACCGTGGAAAGCAGCAGGCAATGCCGGTAGGCTATACTTGTTCCTTCCAGCGAAGCAGAATTTGGTTACTCATACGCATCTTCTCTCCTATGGAGAGATACAGAGTTGGTCAAGTCAAGCATGGAGCGTTGTTCTTATCGGTTATGAGACAAGCTCTGCGGAACAGAACTGTGGGTTTAGCTATGCGTTCATGTATCCATCTTGGAGCATCTTGCCTACAGGGCACTTACTTTGCCAGTCTTTTTCCAGTGCTCAATCAGATGCGAGATGGAGACAGAGAAAAGAGAACACGAATGTGAACGTTATGAGTTTCGCCGATAGCGGTCATCACATCTACCCCATTGATGTTCCGTACATCACTTATACACCATAATTCAATAGATCCTAGGAATTTTTAACATGGCTGAAAACATTTTAGTCTTACGCAATAGGCAGACATCGGGACCTATCCTATCAGGAACAGTGAAATCGGGTATCATTCTTTTGGACACTTGTCTGATCAATGGATTTAACACCATCCTATTTCGCGCATAGCACAGAATGCATAACAACAAGGAATGAAAGATGTCGAATGACCTATTTCCTACGGATGGCTACACAGGTGAATCAGCAGAGATCACCCATATCCAGCACTCAACAACTCTGAGTCTCGATGCCTATGCGGGGGAATATAATCCACTCTTATCGTTCACTATTAACCCATACTACTATCACTCAGACGCGAATAACAACTTATCCTTTTTCTGCGAATACGTTGCACCAGTAGGCAACGTGAATTTGGTGTTTCCAGATACACCGTGCGCAGCGTTTGCTTCATTCCAAGGCTACTCGGGCGAACTAACGTTTATCACAGAGCTCTTAACAGCAGACCTCTATCAATTCTGGACAGGCACGTTTGCTGATGCATCTCTTGTGACATATCGCTTGTTGGACACGATAGACACCTATACAGGTGAGTATAGCACGGCTTCTATCATCGTGTCAACTCTGTTGGAACCTATATTATATTCTGGTGAAAACAGCATACTCTCTACTATCACTCTACCACCCCGTGCTGAACTCTCAAGTGATTCCTACACGGGCGAATTTAGTGAATTATCGCTAGCATTATCACTAAGCCTGACCTTTGAGCATTACTCAAGTGAATACTTAGACGCATCGCTGAATCTGACACAATACGCTGACTATATCAAGACAGAGGGACCGTCGGCTTATTGGAAGATGGATGAACAATCAGGCATTTTTGCGATAGACTACACAGGCAATAACTCTCCAGCGACTTACACTAATGGACTCGTTCTTGCCAATACGTCCCCCGTTGCTTCTAAGTACGCTGTCTATCTTGATGGGGACAACGATGCGATCATCGGATCACCTAACGTCGTCTCTAACAATCTGACCCAAGAGTTATGGGTTAAGCCGGATGCGGATGCAACGATTGCACTGTACACCTCATCCAACTCGGGTTCTGATGGCACTCATAATCAGCGTTATGCGGTCTATCCTTATGATAATGGAGAGGGTAGCGGTGGAGGTATCTCTATCGGCAGCAATGGTATTCAAGTTGTTGCTCACGGTAATGCTTATCTACCCGTGTTGCTGTCTTATCAGCAGCCCATCTCGTCTACATCGTTCACTCACATCTTAGTCAGTTGGACCAATCGCACACCCACCTTGTATGTCAATGGCGTTGAAATTGCCACAGGTTATCAAGCCAGAGCCCCGTTTCAATCGCAAGGCTTACCTTCCCAAGGAAATTATGGCTATTATAAAGGCTACATGCAAGATGTCGCAATCTACCCGTCGGCACTAACCGCTGATCAAGCAAGAGAGCATTATCTTGCAGGCATTGGACTACACTTCATTCCACGCTTTGAACCTATACCTGCGTATACGGGTCAGTATGCTGATCCGATAGAGTTCACTATCGATCCTCATCCGAACTTTGGCGATATTGATATCGCTGATGGTGGAGTAGGCATTGTTGATCTTCAAGCCAACATCAATTTCTACTCAGACGCTTATACTAGTGAGTATTCTTATATAAATGACAACTTACTCATAGTCAAACCTAACTCAACCTTCACCTACTTCTATGGTGATAATGAACACACTGAAACATACACGTGCATAACCCTAAACTCAGCCGATGATTATGAGTCGGGTATCAATGCAGGGTTCTATCTGCCAACAAATCTTAACCTACAGTCTATCTCAGAACTGAACATAAAATTCAAGAGAACTAGAGCAATCTCTTGGTATGACGATAATATGACTCATGCTCAGTTAATGATATGGCTGTTCCCGAACTGGTTAATGAATGAGATTATCTACCTTAATCCAGGTTCGTCTTACGATAGTCCATCGAATAGAACTGATCAGGGTGGTGGCAATCCGCAGTCTCTATGCATCACTCTACGCTTTAATGCCAATGCAGGGATTTTCATTCATTGGTTTGAAACACCGACAGTATTGAGAACGAGAGACCTTACAGTTGTAAGCAACTTTACAACGGATGAGCTGAATGGAACAACTGCAATTCGAATTAGGATCGTTACAGGAGCAACGGGGACAACGTTCACTGTCTATGGTGCGAATGACGCTGTTAGACAGTCTGGTACTTTTACCAATATGCGCAATATCTGGACGAATGAAAGATCGACAACCAACGACATATTCTTAATTCACTACCACAACATTCAAACCAATCGTCCAGAAGTCATTTGTGATCTTGAGATCTATGAATATGAAGGTTTCGTATTAGTCCCATTCTTAGATTTGGGCACACCAAAAGCATACTCAGGTGAAACCGCAGCACTTGACGTCTTATATACTTCTGTCATATTTGAGTTCCCAGTTTACGCAGGCGAAAATGATCTCACAAACTTAACGACATTCCCCAGCATTGACTTGGGTACAGTCACCAACTACGCTTCAGAGATATTTAGTTTCGACCTGTTAACCAGCAGCATTATAGACGCTCCCGCATATGCAGGTGAGGACAACTTCGTTGTCTTTACGACATTCCCAAGCGCAGGTCTAGGCATATTCCAGGCTAACTCTGGCGAGAGTAATGATCTTGTTCTTAGCACCTTTAGTCTACTCTACGCAGATGCAATAGGTGGTGAAGCTGGCATTGCTGACCTTACGATCAACCCATTCGACCAGATCGACAGCGATGCGCATTCTGGCGAAAGAAGTGACATCGATCTCTATAGTGTATCAGCGTTGGAAGCTATTGCAGCGACAGGTGAGCATGGTACAGCATCATTAGAGGACCATCCATCCATTCCTTTGTCTGCCACAGCGTATACTGGACACTATGTTGATCCACTACTCTTAGTGACATCGAGTGTATTTTCATTACCAGCATACTCGGGTGAACTTGGCTCAGCAATCTTTACAACATTTGCTGGAGTAGAATTTACTCTACCATTCTATTCAGGTAGTAGAGGTGACTTGTCTCTTGCTACGGTCAACCAGCTGAGTGTTCAGGCGTATTCTGATCAATACAGCGATGCCACTCTAACCGTATTCTATTCGACTACGCTGGTACCTGTTGCTTACTCTGACCAATACAGCGTTGCCACTCTCCGTACTCAGGACTCACTGGTCCCACAAGCATATTCTGACCAGATAGCCGATGCGACATTAACAACTGCTCCAGCCATACCGATGATCGCGATAGCGGATGCGGGCAGCTATGGTAGTCTAGACATTCAACTTGGAATCACTTTCCCGTCTATTGCGTATGAAGGCGCAAGACTGTTCTTTGACATAGATTATGTCGTCAATCTTGGTATGCTGTTGCCTGTCTATATGGGTGAGAATGTTCTTGTTGCAGATATGGCGACGACGTATAACTTACCGCTCTATGGCTATGCAGGTGAGAGAGGAACTGCTGATCTTGGTTTAGAGTACGCAATAGAAATCATTGGATATGCGGGATCAAGAGGTTACGCTGATCTTACTATCAACCTTCCTGCTTTGATTGCAAGTGTGGCGTATACTGGAGAGTACTTACCAACTCTAACACTTTCTACCAGAACAAACCTACCGAACATAGGCTATACAGGAGAAATTTTACTCGCTACCGTTTCCGATAATCCTGCTGCGCCGTTACTTCTAAACAACTATAACGGCGCAGTAATGATTGCATCTATGCAATCAGCAACTCAACTCCCAATAGGTCGTCACTACTCTGGAGAGTGGGCAAACGTCATTGAAATGACTAATGAACCTCACTGGTTCTTGGTCACCGGAACTCACTGCAAAGTAACTCTGTCTACAAGTGTTGCTATTTCGTTAACCGCATACGAAGGTCAAAGAGGTCAGCTTGAGTTTGGAACCCATCCATCAGAACCATTAGGTTTGTTCTACTTTAGACCTGGCGAATGGATGAGCCCAGGTCTTGAAGTTCTATATAGCACTAACTTTAGGGTACTCTATAGAACGAGTATAATGACGCAAGTTGATATCCGCAGTGCGACTTACTTTGATCTTACAACCGATGAGTGTTGTGGAGAAAGAGTTAAAACGAATAATCTGAATTTTATCATAGAGAGGGGTCAGTATCCAGAAGAAGTTGGCTTTGGTAACAGAATCTATATGGATGTTGATCTTCAATGCAATGTCAAAATGAAGGTTGAGTTCCCAACAGGACACGTTGCAGAGCTAGTCGATAAGAGCGATTACTTTGAAATTACATTTGCCCATGAAAGCCATCAAATAATGATAGAATGGGATGACGATCTAAGGCATAGACTATGCAAAGGTTATTTTATCCCAACAGGTGACTGGGTAGTTGTAGAGTTAACAGACATCTTACCAGAAGACTGCTACGTTGATAGGTTCTATGGTGGTGAAGAGTTCGCTTGCGTTCTAAGTGATGACCAGGTATTGAATATAAGAAACAATGACGTTGGTGGAGTGCTCGTTGTTTCCTTGACAACCTTACCACCATGGACATTAATAATTGAGGAAGGGCAATATTTACGATTTGACTTCCAGTTTGAAGCGAAGCATACCCACTACTCTGGCGAGAGGATGTCAATAGCATTCTACGATCCGCCAACATTGATGTTTAGTGGTTCTACATTAGAATTAGAAATCCAAACAGAGTACGGCATAAGATTCTTGGAGAGCGGTTGCTTTGAAAACGAGTTTGTTTATCAGAATGATTCTGGACATGTAATACCTGAGTTGTTCAACTCAGTCCCCGTTGAGGGTGAGCCTTACTTCCACAGTATTAAGGCAGAGTGCTTCTAAAGGAGAACAATAGATGCCATCTTGTGTGCAATCCATACAGAGTAAGATTGATCAGGGTCAGTTAGATTCTATAATTCAGCTACCTGCCAATACCACTATGCCTATCTATATGACAAGCAGTATTAAACAACTGTTTATATTAGAGATCATAAGACCAGAGACAGCCAGGTTTATTATAAACCTAGTTTCAGAATTACAGCCGACTAACATCGGGGTGACAGTGACATTCTATCAATTGGGAGAAAACAACTTTATCATTCCTTTAGGTTCTGTTCTAGTAACTGAGATGATACTAGACTTCCAGAAAGACTTTTCTCCTGGTGTATACATTATCTGTATTGGATCGACCGCATTCACCTACACAGGTACCTTCATAGGGATATTCACGGGGTTTCCCATCTACGCTAAGCTAAAACTGGACGTGTATTCTGGAACTGCACTTTCGCTGTCTATGGATGTTCCTCTGCCTGATAGGGTCTGCAGAAAGACGCTGTACTTCTCGATTTTAGATGGAAAGCTTCCTCCCGGTTTAGTCATGACTGAATTGGGCAACATCTATGGGGTCTTGCCTAACATGGACTGCATTGATGATAATGCAGAGCTCAGTCCTAGCCAGAACTGGTACTATAGTCTTGATGGAACTTGGTTCCCTTGGGGAAGACAATGGCGATTCCTAATAAAAACTTGGGTGAGCGATTATCCTGACGCCAACACGTCTCAATGGTTCTGCATACGAATCCATAATAATTGGAGTTGGGATAGAGACAACTTTAAGCCGCCATTTGAATACGAGATTGCAGAGGTGGAAGAAAACGACGAACAGCCGACGCTGCCAGAAATCTGTTGCGAACCAGCAGAGGAGCCCACTCCGTTTATCCCTACGCCATTGCCAGTTCTATGCCCATGCGATAGTGAGTCTGAAATTGAGAAAGCAACAACTCTGAACTTTTTACAATGGTATGAGAACAATCTTAAGAATCCATCCGATAGCCCGTACATCCAAGCGTTCGTTGATAAATTCAAGACTTCAGAAACCTATGCTCAGTTGATGAAAGAAGCTGGTAAAGAAGACGAACTCAGCACACCGTTAGAGAGAGAACTTAAGGCGGTAGAGAAGCTTATTAAGTCATACCTAGATGCACTGGTTAATGGTAGAGGTAAGGACGATATAGATTCACAAATGCTGGCGATGAAAGACTTAGAGAATCAGAAGTTGCCTTTGACCGTCTTAACCCAATCGGGATCACTGCTAACCATTGGAGAATTGCAATGATTGTCGTACCTAAATCAGTCTGTCCATCCTGTACTGTGCCTTATGAATACCCAGGTCCTATGCCTATTCCCCCAATTGAATCTTGCCCTCCATGCGAGCCGGAAGAGGAGGCTGTGATTATAGAGACTATTCCAGTCTCTGTATGCCCTTGCCCATCACCTCCAGACCCCATTGTGATTCCGACAAAGAAGAAGATTAAAGTGACCAAGGTAAAATTATGCTATAAAGAATTCGTTTTGGCGGTATCTACGACTAAGTTCTGTGATATTGGTCCTAAATGTCATTCTGGTGTATAAATAGTCGTAAGAATTTACAAGGAGTGAGACTATGGGAAAGCCTACAGCAAGATTCGCAGATATCTGCACTCGGTCATCAATGTTGGCCACCGCGCCCTAATGTCCAAGGAAGCGAGAATGTATTCGTAAACAGCAGACCCCATCATAGAATGGGTGACGCATGGGCAGTCCATTGCTGCGGACCCAAATGCCACTCTAGCGTGACTTGCTCTGGAAGTTCTTTGGTTTTTGTGAACAGCATTCCAGCAGCTAGGGTGGGAGATAGGGTGTGCTGTACGAGTGCGATCATGACAGGTTCATTCAACGTTTTTGAAGGCGGTTAAGGAGGTAGAAGTGCAAGAGCTAATTCACTACTCAGACATAGGTATGGAGTGGGTACCACACCCTTTAACAGGGAACGTCAATCCTAAGAATAATGTAGAGGCGATTAGACAGTCTGTTAAGAACTTGTTCCTTCTTGAACCCTACGACATTCCATTCATACCATATACGTTTACTAACCTTCGCCATTACTTATTTGAAAACATCACCAACATAACGTCTGCTAATCTAACAAAAAGAATCGAATGGACTATTGGAACCTATGAGAAAAGAGTGAAACTGTACGATGTCAAAGTTGTTCCTTTTGAGTCTGATGATGGAATAGAAGTAACCATCACCTATCTCATTAAAGCGCTTAATATCGTCGATAAATTTGTTCAGTCTTTCCAGCGAGTTCGTTAAACGACAAGAATTGGAACACAAAGGAATACTTAAATGATAACAACAAGCGAGCTCCCAATAAACAGTTTAGATTATGATGGAATCAGAGAAAACTTAGTCTCATTCCTACAGAGTCAAACCAATCCTGATGGGTCATTAGTCTATCAAGATTTCAACTTCCAAGGAAGTGGCATCTCTACTCTTATTAACCTTCTCAGCTACAATACTCATTACATAGGCTATTATGTCAAAATGATGCTCAATGAGAGCTTTATCGACAGTGCCGTAAAGAAAGAGAGCCTGTACAGCAAAGCAAAACTCACCGGTTATATACCTAGGAGTAGGACTAGTGCGCAAGCAACCTTATCGCTCTCCATAGACATTGACCTGACTAATCCTGCTCACCACGAACCTAGCAGCAGAAGCATTCTAATCCCTCGTGGCACTAATTTTTCCGCAGCCAACAATAACGCTGACCAGCGTATTTTCTATATCATAGATGACGTATTCGTCAAGAATGTTGATTACTCTGTACCTAATATGGTGACATATACTAGCGATGGCATTACAGTTTACGAAGGCAAACTTCAGGAATGGAAGTTCAGAACAGACTACACTCTACTCAACCAGCGTTATGTTATCCAAGACAAGACAGTAGACATAGACACAATTAGAGTCTTCGTAGTGCCTGATGGCGGATCAGATACAACTAGTGGAAAAGAGTATAGGCTAGCATCTAGCGTTTTTGATGTTGATGGAGAAAGCTTAGTCTTTTATCTCAGCACTCAAGAAGAAGGCTATTTTGAAATTATCTTCGGAAACAACATTTTTGGTAAGAAGCCAGCAAACAAGTCCATTATTTTTGTCTATGGTATTAGCAGCAACGGAGAAGCAGGCAATGGCTGTAAAGTGTTCCGCTTCCATGCTCCATCTCAAGGCATTCCGACAGAACATAACATCGGCAATTGGGAAGACTTTGTTGTTGTCACAGAGCCCAGCATGATCTCTAGTGGTGGCGTAGAAGCAGAGGATGTAGAGTCTATGCGCTTTACAATCCCACACCATTATCGCAGACAGAACCGTTTGGTCACTGATGGTGACTTTCGCTCCATTATCCTAAGCGAGTTTAGGAATATCGATAGCATCAATGTTTGGGGTGGAGAGAAGAACTATTACAAGGATTATGGCAAGATATACATCAGCATTAAACCCAAATACGCCGACAAGCTCACACTGACCGCCAAGAATGATATCGCACATAGGCTCATCAAGAAGTACAGTGTGATTGGAATGGAACCCGTATTCGTCGATCCTGAGTTCGTCAATGTCGATCTAAGCGTATACGTGAAGATAGACACCAGAAAGACTAATAAGTCGTTAGGACAATTTGAGAGAGACATTAACGCCATCATCACTGAATATAACTCGACCACGCTCAACATATTCGACAACTTCCTAAGCGATGTGACGATGTTGGATTTGGTCATGGAAAGCGACCCCGCAATTAGGAGTTGCTACTCTAAGAAGACACTCAATAAAGACCAGAGCATAATCTATGATTCGATGATTGAAAACGTAATGTTGTTTAGCAACCCACTTCTTCCCGGAGTAAAGAGCAGCGATTTTGTCTACGGACTCACAACGTGCTATTTCAAAGATGACTTAGATGGAAAGATCTACATCTACAACAAAGCGACTGGTGAGAAGTTTATCCCAGCTATCTGCGGTTTTGTAAATTACGAAAACGGTGCTATCCATTACATCTTACCAAAGTTTGCAAGGATGACAGAAAATGACTTTGAAACTTCTGGTATCATCAACTTTACAGCCGTTCCTGTCAATCCAGACATAGAAACGTTCTTGCAGAACATTATCCGTATCACTAAGATTAGAGTAATTCTTTCCAATGCGTAACTACATCTCACCCATTATCCATGCAAGACTGCCTGGGTTTCTAGCCTCAGATTACCCTAGCTTTCTAAAGTTTATCAAGCATTATTATGATTTCTTAGAAGCCCATGGTAATCCATTAGAGATTCTAGAGAACTTTAGAGAAAGGCTAGAGGTCAACAACGAAGTAGACTTATATATCGATAAGGTTGTATCTGAGTTAGGGTTCGATATTACTCGTCCGTACCTCATTCCTAAGAAGGAACTTGTGGTTCACCTTAGGGACTTCTACCTCAGTAGAGGAAACGAGAACTCGTTCAAATTCTTATTCAAGGTTCTCTTTGATAGTGCCGTTGAAATAGAGTATCCTAGAGACAGACTGTTCACGTTAAGCAGTGCGACCTATACAGGCAACTTCTATGTGTTTACGACAGCGAATAGTGAAGATTTTCCGGAGTTTCAAAAGCTAATAGATTCAATTAAAGAATCGAATCTCACTATTCGCGGCATATCGAGTAGAGTGATATCTAGTGTTGAAGACATTCAGGTAGTGGTGAGTAAAAACAAACATTTTCTCAAGATTCAAATTGATTCAAACCTCAAGAGCTATCTACCTTATGAGGGCGTCGTTATAGAGCTTGCTAACGATACCAGCATTCATATCCATGAGTATATCATGAACTCTATCGATATCCAGATAGATCAGGGTGGGTACGGATACAAAGTGGGCGATACCATAACCTCGACTGGTTGCGGAATTAATGGCAGTGCAATAGTAAAATCACTCAAAAGCGGTAGCATCCAGGCGTTAAACATAGTCTCTCCAGGCTCGGGATACAACATAGGCGATAGGGTTATTGCACAGAACACAGTTAAGGGTCATTCGTTTTCAGCAGTCGTCAACGCTGTAGGATTAGCCACTGATCCCCCCGTGGGCGCAATTAGGCATATCAAAATTCTAAGTCCGGGGTACGATTACGAAGAAGTACCTGACATATACGTGGACAGTCCAACAGGTGTAGGTGCAGTCCTCGATGCAGATAGCAATCAGATAGGCAAGATACTCAGCATAGAGGTCATAGAACCTTTCGTAGATGCAATTAACTTATCTTCAGTATCTTTCTCGATTGACTCGGAGGAAGGCGTAGGAGCAGTTCTAACTCCTAACGCTAAGGTAGTCTATACAGAAAGAAGTTCGTTTAAGACCTTGAAAGGCGCTCTAGAAGTCAACTGCATCATTCTGGATAGCTATTACTTCCAGCAGTTTTCCTACATTCTTCGCTCTAAAGTGGCTCGTTCAGAATATGACTCAATTGTCGATGAAATGGTACATCCGTCAGGATTTGTAAGATTTGCAATGCTAGAGTTATATAATACTTTAGATTTGAATGCTGTTGAGGAATGGAAATACGGATCAGAGTGGTTTACGAATTCCTTTACTCTCCTCAAGCGCATTAAGATTATGGTGAATGATCTATCGTTCCTAATCAATCCTGTCTATACGCTCGAAGCGTGGAAAGAGAATACCTATAGCTTCCTTAATGGCGTGGGAGAGTATGACTGGTATCAGGAAGAATACATCCATGATGCTTTAAGATACATGAGTCCAGCTCTAGAAGCTATCCCGATAATCAAGCTCAGATTGATCAATAATCCATCTCAAGTTGTAGTCAATCCTATAAATAACTTAGAGTGGTTTAAGGAGTCTGTTGATGAGAGTCTCAAGACTAACTACCCCGTACCTAACAGCATTTGGGCAGACAAGAATCTTGACTACATCCATAACAACAGCAACTTGATGAACAGGGCTCTTGATGTTGAAATTGACCAGCATCCTTCTTAACAAACAGGGGGCAATGAATGAATAGACTGAAATGGCAAAGCACTTGGCATGATATGAAACAAAGATGTACCCCATCCTCTAAACGAGATGTTTCATAGATACAGTAGTAGAGGAATTAAGATTTGCGAAAGATCGCTTGACTCAACCAAAGTGAAAACCAAGACTAACCTTATATTTCAGGAATTCTAAATTTTTTAGAAGATGTGGGACCAAACAGGGTTTAAAGGTGCAACTATAGAACGAATAGATAATGATGGAGTCTATACGCCCCGAAAACGGTTGTTGGTTAAGTACAAATGAAAATGTTTCACGAATGAATCTACAGAGCATTGAAAATGGAATCTATCATCTACTGGGCAGAGAGATTCAGGCGAGAACTAATGCAAATAGGGTTAAGAATGGAACTCATAATTTTTTAGGAAGTGACAAATCTAAAGGAACCGTCAATGTTCTTGATGTTGAACTCCAAAAAATGTTGAGATAACAACAGAACAATTTTACGAATTCATCACTTACTGCAAAAACATGGAGAAATCAACATGTCCGCTAAATTCACACCGAAAATACGCCCGTTCGCCGCAGCTAGTCTAATCGACAGTATCAAACTTCAAGATTTGCCTGAATGGACATCGCTGACAGCCTACACTGAAGGAACTCTCGTTTATTATGAGAGCAACAAGTATACCTGCAAGTCTACCGGGACTAGCGGAGTCAATCCGCCAGCGCATTTGAGTGGGACTGCTTCTGACGGTTCTCTCGAATGGATTTGGGTTGACACAATCAACGTTAATCAGTTCTTCAAGAGGAACATGTTTATATTCATCGGTAAGAATGATGAGTGGGCAAACGAAAATGCACCCGACGAAGTAGAAGTAACTGACCTTGCTGACACTGAAACTCTAGACAACATCATTGTTATGAAACGAATTACCCAAGACAGTTGCAGGCTTGCTGTTAAAAGGTATGACTGGTTAAGTGGACAGGTATACTCTCCCTATAGCGATAAGCTAGATCCACTCTCTCCATTAGGTCCTTTGAGCTATCCTCACCCGTATTTTGTCTATACAGAAGACAACAATATCTACAAGTGCATCAATAACAATAACAATAGCGTCAGTACCATTAAGCCAGTGGGCGTTAGCCCATCCGTTGTCACTCTTGCGGATGGGTATGTCTGGAAGTACATGGGGACATTAGAAGCGTCCGATGTTTACTTCTTGTCTAAAGACTTTGTCCCCGTCAAGTACAAGACTTTCGATGACAACTCTCCTCAATGGACTGTCCAACAGTCAGCTACAAAGAATTCGATCAGCGCATTCAATATCCTAAAGCAACAAGGCACCTTTGGTCTTAACTCTGTGGTGTCGGTGATAACTACAGATACCCCATCAATAGTGTGTGAAGCTCACGTTTCTAGGAATCTTGACAACACACTCAAGCAGATTATTGTAGATGTACCTGGCTCAGGTTACCTTTCTCCCCCAGAAGCCATCGTAAAGAATGCAGGAACATCAGGTTCTGGTGCAACAGTTGCAAGTGTTACCGTTGTCGCTGGTGAGATTACTAATATCACTTTGGGCAATGCAGGATCTGGTTATACGGGTGGCGCTATCTGTATCATTGTAGATGAGGGTGGAACTCCTACCACCGATGCAACGATTAACGTTGTAATATCGCCTAGCTTCACGATTAGTGAGATTAATGTCACTGATGGTGGAGAAGGGTACTCTAGCAGCGCCAATTGCCGTGGATACATCATCCCAGGTACTGCGGGTGCAATTGCCTCATCCGTATTAGCACCAAAAGACGGTCACGGTAGCAATATTGTGACAGAACTCTGTGCCAATACCGTCATAGTCAATACTCGCTTCGATGAAGCCGAAGGATACTTGTTCACTGGTGAGACTAGCGACTTTAGACAGGTTGGATTGATATCTGAAGTTCAAATCTATGGATCAGAAGCATATGCCGATAACCTCTACTACATTGGACCAAGTCATCCTGACTATGCGAGCGGTTCGCTAAATAGGATTGCAAGACGTAGTGGTACATTGCTCTATGTTACGAACATCAAGAAGGTGCTAAGAAGTGAAGGACAAGAAGAAGATATCAAGATTGCAGTCACTTTCTAATGAACATATTAAAGGAAAAATAAAACCATGTCAAGACTAACTTTTAATCGTACGCCTTATTTCGATGATTTCTCGTCATCGAAGAACTTTATGAAAGTTCTGTTTAGACCTGGGCGTCCTGTTCAAACAAGAGAGTTGAATCAGATTCAAAGCATCTTCCAGAACCAGATCGAACGATTTGCAAATCATATCTTCAAGAATGGTTCAAGAATAAGTGCCGCGAGAGCTGCTCTTTCGGCCAAAGCGTATGTGAGGCTTAAAGAGATAAGTCCTTGGACCAATGCGACTGTTGATCTTTCACCTTACCCTGATGGTATGGTGGTCATCGGAATGACATCGGGCATTACAGCACGACTTGTCAAAACAGTCAACGCAGAGTTTGGTGATCCTCCTACAATCTATATCGTATATACGGGAACTTCTATTGATGGAGAGACAAAAGACTTCATTCCAGGAGAAGTTCTCAGGTTCTATGATACGAATAACGTAGCAGTATACTCGGTTACTGTTAGATGCCCTGGTTGCGTAGGCAGTTCAGAAGTAGACACTATCCCCGTCACAGGTACGGGTCAAATCTTCTACATCGATGAAGGTATCTTCTACTACGAGGGTATGTTCATCGAAAACACTAGCCAAAATGTTATCGTAAGCAAGTATGGAGAGATTGCCAATTGTAAAATAGGATTTGATTTTGTTCAGACTATTAAAACAAGTAATGATGATCTCACTCTTCTCGATAACGCTTTAGGCTACGCCAACCTAACAGCCCCAGGTGCCGATCGTTATCAGGTAGAACTATCATTGGTGGTACGTTCTCTAAACTCTACTGATGGCGACAATTATATCTTACTAGCAACGGTTAGCAAAGGCATGTTCCGATATCTCAAGGCAGATAGCGAATATGCTGACATCATGGATATGATCGCGAAGAGAACCTACGAGACTAACGGCAACTTTACAGTCAATCCGTTTAAGATTCGCTTTATAGAAGACAAAGCAATCGATGAAAATGACCCTAATGGGTACTCAGTTAATGGTGACGAAGATTATGTTCGCGCTATCGTATCTGGTGGTATATCGTATGTCAGAGGATACCGATTTGAAAATAGCAGCGATATCTTCATCAAGGCAAAGAAAGCGAGAGACACTAGAAAAACTGCAACATTCATCAAGAGATTTGAAGAGAGAACCTCTATCAATCTGAAGCCATTGAAAGGCTATAGCGCATTATCCAACAAGTCAACGTCGGCTCCGGTCTTAGATGGTACAATCGTAACCATGTACGATGGTCCATTCGACGATGGCAAGAATGTAACTGGTAACCCTATTGGTACATTCCGCGTATTTGATACGGTCTACGTTAGTGGCGTGATCAATAGCGAGACTACTCCAGCCGTTTTCAAATACTACATCTATGATTTGAACTTAAACTCTGGCAGAAAGATGACGGACGCCAAGTCATTCATAGATACTGGCACGACCAATGGTTTTAAAGCAGTTCCTGAGAACACTAGCGTCACCCTATACAATCCTGGAAAGACAGAACTCTTATGGAGATTGGACAGAGATAACATTAAGTCTCTTCGTTCCATTGCGGATTCTGGTAACCCCAACCCTCCAGGCAGCACCACAATCATACTCAGAAAGAAGATGATTGGCACAATCAATGATGGCGGAATCACGTTCACCAGTGCGTTCAATGAGTACTTCATGCCCTATAGCCAGACCAATACAATCGCCGTAATCATCGATACTGATCAAGGATCAGGCTTAGCTCGTACTATCGATTTAACTGGTAAGACTGCTGTGACATCTAACACGTTCATTGTCACTCTGGGCGATACTGTTGATGTTGGCACAGATACTCCGTTAAACACTTCAGGTAAAACAATTTGCGTTCTGCATGATATAATGAGAACGAATTCGACAGAAGATTCTATGGGAACCAACTTCGTACAGGTTGACATTCTCGTTAGAACAACTAACGCAATCAATCTCGGAGTTACTGATGCCTATGAGATTGAGTATGTTAAATCGTTCAATTCTGCTGCTCCTGGTCTTCCCGATGTAGACATTACTTCTGACTTTACGCTGTATCCAAATAAATCAGATGCATTCTATAGCGAAAGTCAAATCAAGTATACTGGACCCACTTATACGGCTGAACCCAACATCTATTGGAAGTACAGAGTGAAGTATAGGACTCACGATGTGTCACAACATTTTGGTTACTATACGATTGACTCATATAAAGAGCTTATTGCTGATGATGAACTTGAGTACTCATCAAACCCAACTTATACGGCTACCAACAAGAGTGTGTATCCGCTGTTTGGGTCATTCGACTTCAGACCAGACCTGATAAATGGTGAACTTGTAGGGTATAGTGTGCCTTCGATTAACTCTACCGCAACCTTCGACATCGAGTATTACCTGCCGAGGACTGATCTTCTATGCGTAGATAAAGACAGTAGGTTGTATCTCAAATCAGGTATTCCATCGGAGACACCTACTCCCCCGAAGGTCGATGATGACGCAATGGCGCTCTATGAGATCTACT